ATTTCTTGCATTGATGAAGATTTCGCAAACCTACAGCACCATGGAAAAACTGTCGTATGCATTGTCATCCAAAGACTTTTCCGAATTTGTTTCCAGAACCACCAATACCACGGATATTTTGGATTACGATTATGAGTTGATTCAAAGCATTACCAATGATATTGCGGATTTAGAAGTGAAAAAATCCGAAACGGAAGCGGTACTGAATGAATATAAATCTTCCTACCGGGAACAAGTCATTTTGGCTGCCGTCTGTGAAGTCCGGATTGCCAACGCCACCTCTTTGATTTTCGAAGCGGAAGCGGACAAAGAAAAGCTCAAAGAACTACAGGCGGAAGAAGAAAGAACCAATGCTGAAATTTCCGCCATGCTGGTATCCTTGAATAAACAGATCAAAGAAAAAGAAAAGGTATTGTTCAGTGGCGATATGATCTGGCCGTTGAAAACAGCCTCTTGCTATATCAGTTCTTCCTTTGGTTACCGATCCGATCCCTTTACCGGGTCAACTGAATATCATAACGGTATTGATATTGCTACATACGGAAGCACACCCCCGGTATATGCCGCATCGGCAGGTAAGGTGATTCTTGCCAAATACTACGGTGGGTTCGGCAACTGTGTGATTATTGAACACGGTACCAGCAACGGAAAAACCATTTCCACCCTCTATGCTCATTTAACCTCCTATTCCGTAAAGATAGGGGATAAGGTGAAGCTGGGCGAACAGATCGGCAAGGTGGGAACAACCGGTCGTTCCACCGGCATGCATTTACACTTTACGGTATATTCCAATGGGACTGCCGTCAATCCTTTGAACTATGTGAAGAAACCTTAATATTGAAATAAATTGATACAGGAGATACCATTATGCCTACAAAAGTTACAATGGTTACACAGGAAGGTCTTCAAGCTATTAAAGATGAGCTGGATTACTTGAAGTTGAAACGCCGTCCGGAAGTCAACGAAATGCTTGCCCAAGCTAAAGCCTTTGGGGATTTATCCGAAAACAGCGAATATGAAGAAGCTAAGAATGAACAAGGGAAAGTCCAGTCAAGAATTTTTGAATTGGAAGAAATGTTGAATCACATTCAGATCATTGCTTCTCCTTCCAATGACAATAGTGTTTCTTTGGGACATAAAGTGAAAATTGAAAAAACCACCCCCGAAGGAACCGTCACGATACATGAATACATCATCGTGGGTACAACGGAAGCTGCTCCTTTGGAAAATAAAATCAGCAACGAATCCCCCATCGGCAAAGCTCTGTTGGGATTGGGATTGGGACAGGAAACCACCTGTGAAACACTCAAAGGTAAATTAAAGCTGAAAGTATTGGAAATTCTGTAAATTCATGCCGCGGTGATCACCGCGGCATATTCCCTGAAAGGAAGTCATACTATGGATAATCAAAATATGGAACACAGCGAACTTTCTTTAAACGAGCAACAGGCCATTCGAAGAGAAAAATTACTGGAATTGCAGAGTGCCGGAAAAGATCCTTATCATGAAGTAAAGTACGATGT